TGTTAGTATTCTTGCTGATATAGTAGTAATGAAAGCTATTGATAAAGATGGCAACAAATTATTTACTTTAGAAGATAAACTTGCTTTGATGCACAAAGTAGATTCTGATGTACTTTCAAGAATAGCGACAGCTATGGTACAAGCAATCACTCCTGAAGAAGTAAAAAAAAACTAAAATCTACACCTGAATTAAAAAATTTACTTATAGTAGCCGATAGGTTAAAAATACCTTTATCTGAACTTTTAAAAATGGAAGTTTGGGAGTATAATCATTGGCTTGGTTATCTCTATAATGAAGCTGAAGAACATGAACAAGCTATGGTAAAAGCAAGGCACAAATAATGGCACAAAACCTTAAAATTAACATACTAGCAAAGGATAAAACAAAACAAGCCTTTAATGGTATAAGAGGTAGATTACAAAAACTTAAAGACTCAGTTATATCTGTCAAAGGTGCAATAGTAGGTGTTGGTGCTGGTCTTGTAATAAAATCATTTGTCAATGTTGGTAAATCAGTTGAAGATTTACAAGTAAGATTAAAACAATTATTTGGTAGTACACAAGAGGGTGCAAAAGCTTTCCAAGTGATGACAGACTTTGCATCACAAGTACCTTTTTCACTAGAACAAATACAAAACGCATCAGGAAACTTGGCAGTTGTTTCAGGTAATGCCGAAAGACTATCAAAGATATTAGAGATTACAGGTAATGTTGCATCAGTAACAGGATTAGATTTTCAAACTACTGCTGAACAAATACAAAGAGCATTTGCTGGTGGTATAGCTTCAGCAGATATATTTAGAGAAAAAGGTGTTAGAGATTTATTAGGTTTTAAAGCTGGAGCAACTGTATCAGCAGAAGAAACAATCAAAGCATTTGAAAAAGTATTTGGTAAAGGTGGTAAGTTTGGAACAGCTACAGATGAACTTGCAAACACATTTACAGGTACACTTTCTATGTTATCAGATAGTGTATTTAAGTTTCAAAAGAGAGTAGCAGATAAAGATTTTTTTGCATCATTAAAAAAAGAATTCAAAGATTTAGATGCTTTTATAAAAGAAAATGAAGCTACATTTAATGACATAGCAGATGCTATAGGTGGTGCTTTAGCTGGTGCTGTTAAATTATTATCAGGTGCAATAAAAGGAATAGCAATAGGTGTTGATGCTGTCACAACAGCATATGAATTTTTAATTCAAACATTAAATAAATTACCATTAGTTAATATTAAATTAATTACAAAAGAACAAAGACAGCTTCAAAGAGAATTGGAAAAATATGAAGATACTATAATGAGAATAGCAAGACTTAGAGATGAAGAATTAAAAAATAGTATTAAGAATTCATTAGTACAAGAAGACACTACTAAAGATACAAAAAAACAAAAACAAGAAATTAAAAATATACACGAAGCACATCTTCAATTTAAAAAACAAGTAGAAGCAGAAAATTCTTTGAGAATAGAAATATTAGATAAAATAACAAAACAAAATGAACAATTTAATTTATCAAATGAAATTTTTAATGGAATTAATAATTTAGCAAGTGGATTTTCAAGATCATTAGCAGAAGCATTAGTTCTTGGTAAAAGTTTAAATATGTCAATGAAAGAATTAGCACAAAGCCTTTTAGTAGATATTGTTGCAAAAACAATAGAAAGAATTGCTTTAATGGGTATTGAAAAAATATTAAGCGAAACTTTATTTAAAAAAGAAGCTGAAAAAGATAATATGATTAGAAAACAAAATACTAATCTTAAAAGACAAATTGTTTTACAATCAATTTTAAGTGCTATTGGTGGAGGAGGTGGTGGTAGTGGATCAAAACCACTTGCTTCAGGTGGTGCTGTGAGAAAAGGACAGCCGACTATTGTAGGAGAACAAGGTGCTGAAATGTTTATACCAAACTCATCAGGTCAAATAACACAATCAGCTAGAGGTACAGGTGGTGGTGCAGTTAATGTGAACTTTACAATCAATACTATAGATTCAAGAGGATTTGACCAAGCATTAATAGAAAACAGAGGAACAATATCATCTATTATCAATAATGCTTTGTCTGAAAAAGGTAGAGGAGAGTTAATATAATGGCTGGTGCATTTCCAATATCTACTGCTAAATTTCAATCTTTAGGTATTTCATCAACACAAGATACTTTAATTTCAAAATCTATATCAGGAAAAAAACTTTCAAGACAAGTTGGTAATCAAAGATTTAGTTTTACAGCTAGAATAATTACAGCAAAAAGATCAGATGTTTATGGAGAACTTATGGCTTTTATAATGAAGCAAAGATCACAAAAAGAAAATTTTACAATAATCCCACCTGAAATAGAAGATGCTAGAGGTAATGTAAGTGGAACAGTATTAGTTAATGGTGTCCACGCAGTAGGAGATACAACAATAGCAGTTGATGGCATGACAGGAACTTTAAAAGCTGGAGATTATGTTAAGTTTGCATCTCATACTAAAGTTTATATGGTTGTTGCAGATGTGACAGCAGATGGGTCAAATGAAGCTACTCTAACAATAGAGCCACCTTTATTGACAGCATTGACAGACGATTCTGTAGTCACTTATGATAATGTTCCTTTTACTGTGCATCTTACAAATGATATGCAAGATTTCGGTGTAGCTGGTGCAGATAACAATGGTAATTTATTATATCAATTTGAGTTGGATGTTGAAGAAACTCTTTAATGAAAAAATACAAAATTACACACTTAATTAGTGCAGACTTTGAAGCTACAGCTATTGTTAATGAAGATGAAATAGATACTAATTTAAACGATTTAAAGGAGTATAAAAAACCTGATAGTAAATTTAATTTTACCATGATAAAAGGTACAGAAAGCATAACTAGAACATATTACGAGGAACATGGCGAGAACATTAACGACAGCAGTAAAAAACGAGTTATTAACAGGCGAGATTAAACCTGTCCATCTTATTACTATTAGATTTGGAACACCATTAAATATTACAGATAATGGTTTTGATTTAACTTCTTCAATATCAGGGTCTAGTGTTACTTATACTTCTTCTCCCTTTTTAATATCAATACCAAGTTTTACAGAACAAACAGATTTGACAAAAGCATCTTTGCAACTTGCTTTATCAGGTGCAGATCAAACAATTATATCTACAATTTTAAACGAAAATGTTGTTAATGATAGTGTTGATGTTTTTAGAGGATTTTTAAATAGTACAAATTCATTAATTGCTGACCCAATTCTTTTATATTCAGGAAACATAGAGACATTTCAAATAGATGAAACAAATACAGAATCTACTGTTATATTAACTATAGTATCTCATTGGGCAGATTTTAACAAAAAATCAGGCAGACAAACAAATAATAATTCTCAACAAAGATTTTTTAGTACAGATGTTGGTATGGATTATTCAAGTCAAACAGTTTTAGATTTAAAGTGGGGTAGAAAATAATGGGTTTTAATCCTTTTAAAGCAGTAAAAAAAGTTTTTAAACCAATAAAAAAAGTATTTCAGGCTGTTAGAATATTTAATTTTCTAGGAAGTATAAATCCTTTTGTAGCTTTAGGTGTTTTTGCTGTTGGTTGGTTATTCACAAGGTCTTTAAAACCTGATGTACCTGACTTTGGAACAAATGATTTTGAAGAAACAGAAAAAGGAATATTAGTAAATAAACAATCAAATAATGCTTCACTTCCTGTCGTATATGGAGAAAGATTAATTGGTGGTACAAGAGTTTTTATTGAAACTTCAGGAACAGATAATGAATTTTTATTTGTTGCTTTAGCTTTATGCGAGGGAGAGATTAACTCAATAGAAGAAATAAGAGTTGATGATAAAGTAGTCACTTTTGATGGAGCATTAACAGATAACACACAAAGAAGTGTTGCTAGTTCAGATTCTAATTTTTTTAAAGCAGACCCAAATGTTGAGGGGTCATCAGCAGAAAGCACAATCACTATCGAGCCACACTTAGGAAGTGATGGGCAAAGTGCATCATCATTATTGTCAAGTTTATCTTCATGGGGAAGTAATCATAAATTATCAGGTGTTTGTTATTTAGCTTTAAAATTCAAATGGAATCCTGATGTATTTGGTGGTGTTCCACAAGTACAAGCTAAAATAAAAGGAAGAAAAGTTGTTACTTTAGCATCTAACTTATCAGAACAAACTGCATCTTTTTCTACCAATCCAGCATTTTGTTTATTAGATTATTTAAGAAATGAAAGATATGGAAAAGGTATTGCAACAGCAGATATTAATTTACAAAGTTTTAGAGATGCTTCACAAGTTTGCGTCACACAAGTTACACCATTTTCAGGTGGTAGTAATATTAACTTATTTGATTGTAATGCAGTTTTAGATACATCAAAAAAAGTTATAGATAATGTAAGAGATATATTAAAAGGGTGCAGAGGTTATATGCCTTATGTTCAGGGAAAGTATAAATTAATTATAGAAACAACAGGCACAGCTTCAGTATCTTTAGATGAGGATGATATTATTGGTGGATATAGTTTAGCTTCTCCAACAAAAAATTCAAAATATAATAGAGTAATTGCAACATTTATAAATCCTGATCGTAATTTTCAGGCTGACCAAATTACTTTTCCACCAACTGACGATAGTAGTTTGCCATCAGCAGATCAACACGCAACAATGAAAACAGCAGATGGTGGTTTTTTATTAGAGGGTAGATTTGATTTTAAAACTTTAACATCTCCATACCAAGCTGAAGAAATGGCTGAAATTATTTTAAGAAGATCAAGAGAAAGTTTAGGTTTAAGTCTTACTTGTAGTTTTAAAGCATATGAATTGCACATTGGAGATATAGTTAATATCTCATTATCTAGTTTAGGATTTACGAATAAAGCTTTCAGAGTTCTTGAAATGGTATTTAACGAAAATTACGAAGTAACTTTGCAATTAGTGGAGCATCAAGATAGCTTCTATACATTTGCAACAAAGGGTCAGGTAGCAAGTACACCTACAACTACTTTACCAAATCCTTTTTCTATTCAACCACCAGCTGGTCTAACACTTTCGGATGAAATGATTGAATATGCAGATGGTGTTGTATTGACTAGAATGAATATTGTAATTACACCAAGCACAGATAAATTTGTTCAATATTATCAAGTAGAAACAAAACAAACTACTGAGTCTAATTTTAAAATTATATCTAATGGTACACAGTTAAGACATGAATTACTTAATGCTGTAGATGATGCTACATATGACGTAAGGGTTAAGGCTATCAACAGTTTCGGTATTTCTAGCACATATGTTTCAGCACAAAGAAAAATAGTTGGTGCAACAGAAATTCCACAAGATGTAGATGATCTTTCTGTATCTATGGTAGGCTCTAATCAAATGGAGTTATCTTGGACACCTGTCATAGACTTAGATATAAGTTGGTATGAAGTAAGATACCAAGATGTTCAAAGTGGTGCTACATGGAATGACAGTACACCACTTGCAAAAGTGGTAAGAAGAAAATCAAACTCTTTAGTGGTAAATGCACAAACAGGTAGCTTAAA